GCTGAATCTGTTGAGACAATCGCAGAAGGAACTATGGCTCCTAAAATCGCGGTTAAATCTAGATTCGCTTTAGTAGACGCTGGATTCCACCCAGAAACAATGTATTACACATTAGGATTCAACTTTGGTACTGGTGTATCAATCATCTAATCCTAGTTAGATATATTACTTTTAAAAAGGTTCGCTTAACGGCGGACCTTTTTTTGTTTTAATAACCTTAATATATAAAAAAATCAATAACTAGATATGAAAAGATTAAAATCATACAATCAATTTATAACAGAGTCTAATAAAGGTGTAGACGAAGGTATTACCGATATTAAAGGTATTGCAAGTAATCCTGTTAAATATACAAAGATTAAAAATAATGCCAAGAAGTATCAACAGACTAAAGTTCAAATAGCTTTAAACAATGTTGATCATGCTAAAAAGAAAGAAAAGTCTGCAGGTAAAATAGATCCTAAGCAAAAGGAGGTTTTAGATGCTGCAAATAAAGCTAAGAATCAAGCACTAAAAGATAAAGCATCTGCAGTTAGTCAAAGAATGAAAGACTTGGCTACATCTGACGCTCTTAAAAAGGTGGTAACTATTGCAACTACAAAATCAAACCTAGCGGCAGCAGAAACTGCGCTGAAGGCAGCAGATGGCGAAGAATCAAAACAACTTAAGATTAGAATTAAAGAATTAGCAGGTAAAGCTGCTGATGCACAACAGGCTTTAAAAGATTATGAATCTACTGGTGATAAAAAAGAAGTTGAATTGCCAGGTGAAAAGGAAAAGGCTGCAGCTGCAGAAAAGGCAAAGTTAGATAAAGAAAAAGCTGATAAGGCTAAAGAAGCTGTTGAAGGTGAGATTACTAAAGCTAAAGCTGCGTATGATAAAGTAAAAGACGGCGAAGATGAAAAGGCCAAACTACAAGCAGAAATTAAATTTAAACAAGCCCAACAGAAAAAAGCTAAGCTAGATGGCAACGATGAATTGCTCAAAAGTTTAGGAAATGACATCGGGGAGATTACGAAAAAGATAAAGGCTATTGATCCGAATGCTGAAACTGAAACAGAGACTGAGACTGAAACAGAGACTGAGACTGGTAAAAATGATCCAGGTGCAAAATTAGAAGCTGATATTAAAAGCTTTAATGATAACATAGAAGCTGAAAGAACTACAATGAATAAAGCTACCAAAGATTTAGAACAGGCTAAAAGAGATTTAAAGACTGGTAGAGGTTCTGAAGAAAAGGTTCAAAAGCTACAAAAGGCAATTGAAGATAGTAAAGAAGATATTGCTGAACTTAAGAAAAAGGAAGCTGATGCTAAAAAGAAACTAGCTGCATTAGTACCAGAATCTTTTAATCCATTAGAAGAATCTATTTCTGAAAAGTTTAGAAGGTTAACACAAAATATGCAAAAATAATTATTAATATGAAATGTGATTGTAAAGTATGTAACTGTGGAACATCATGTAGCTGTGAATGTTGCAACTGTTAAATAGACACTATGTATCGTGTAAGAAAAATTAATTTTGGATGGTATAAAAGGAGGCATGGAATTCTATTGGAGAATCTGCCTCCTTTGAAGCAAAAACTTTTATTAGAAAATAATCATATGAAATGGTTAGATTCTGATGTAGATGCATTTGAGATTATATTTAAGGTTGAGGATATGAATGAACATGAAAAAAATCCTAACCGTATACTTTGGAATCCTTTTAGAGAAACCTTTACAAATATTAAAGAATTAGAAAAAGACTCGGATTTAGTAGATTGGAATTGTGGTATTTGCAAAACTGAGATTAAATCAAGGATGGATTCCAGAAAGGTTGAAAACTTTGTATGTAATAAGTGCTCAGAGTCTCATAACTCATCAAATAAAAGAGTTGATCAAAGAATAATAGATTCGTCAATCAACTTTACTCAACACTGTAAATCATTATTAAAAGGAGAACAAAGGGAATTCATGACTTATGTTCGTAGATCATCTAAGGGATAATGCTTCCTCTATTGTTATTATAGGAAATGTATTAAGTCTTGATGTTGGGGATGCATTAAAAATTTTAATGTTCATTCCTTTAATAGATTCTTTTAGTACACTAAACCCTGGTAAAAAATGAGTGGTGTAAATTTTCTCGCTAGTTGCATTAACTTTATAGCCATCATGAAAATGGCTTTCTTTACCATTATTTGACATATCATAACCTAAAAGAATAATCTTTTTGGCACCTAGATGTATAGCTAAGTTTATTGCTGCATATCCACTATTATTACCATGAGCTAAAGCATTTGTTGCTGTTTCTAAACCAAACTTAACCCCTCTCTTAAGTAAATTAATATCATCCTTAAAATCCCTCCTCGGTGTTATGGTATATTTTAAACCTTTAAATTTACTTATCTCATCTTTAAACCAATCGTGAAATCTTCCATCTGTCCAATATACAACATCTGCATTAGGATAAAATTTTATTGATTTATTTATAGCTATGGTTTTTTTACCGTTAAGCAAGTTCCAATTGAAGTTTTTAAGAGAAGGCCCACCTCCAATTAAATAAACAGTTTCATTTGCCCATATCTTTGGTACATTAGAGTATTTAGCATTTGATAGTGGAATATTATTCCATTTTCTTTTTTCACTATTTACCTTTACAGGGACTGTTACTTTAGAAATCTTTGATTGATTAGAATTACCTCTATTTATGTTACTTTTTATATTTTTAGACACTTCTCTAGGTACAGTAACTTTAACAACCTTTCTTAATTTCCGTGATCTCCTCATAGTAATTTTTTTATTTATTTACCTTAAACAAATGTATTTTTATCCATATAAAAATAAATCTAACATTAATTTATGAAGAACATTCAAAACATACTTTTAACTGAAAAGTATAGACCACAATCATTAGACGATTTAATTACGCCTAAAAGAGTAGGTGAAAAATTAAGTAAAGGAGTTTATCAACATCTGTTATTACATGGTAGTCCAGGTACAGGTAAAACTTCTGCTGCCAAGGCTCTAGTAAAACATTTTAAGCACCCTTATCTTTATATTAATGCATCAACAGATACATCAGTGGATGTTGTACGAAATAGAATTACTGATTTTTGCGCTAACCGTTCTATAATGGATGAACCAGGAAAAATGAAGGTAATTATACTTGATGAGATTGATGGTGTATCTGATCAATTCTTTAAGGCACTAAGAGCCACAATGGATCAGTTTGCTGTAAATGCAAGATTCGTTGCAACATGTAATTATATTAATAAAGTACCTGATCCAATTCAGTCAAGATTTGAAATGATTGATTTTGATTTTTCTAAAGAAGAAGAAACTGAAATAATGAAAAGTTACATTATGAGGATTCTACAAATCTGTAAAGAAGAAGGTATTGGGATTGATAAACATGCAGCTGTTGAATTAGTAAAAAGAAAGTTTCCTGATTTAAGAAATATGTTAAATCAATTACAAGGATTTAAATCACAGGGTGTAGAAACTATAACAGTTGAAAACATTAAACAATTTAGTTCAGTATATAAAGATATTTATGATCTTGTTATTGATGGGGAAGATCCTGTAAAAAATTATCAGTATATGTTATCTAATTATGCAAATAGAACTGATGATGTTCTATCTTCATTAGGTGCTGAGTTTATAGATTTTATTAAACAAGACAGACAATCATATACACAGTTTATTCCACAGATAATTGTAACGGTTGCAAAATACCAAGCACAAAGACAACAAGTAATTGATCCTGCAGTATCAATGCTTGCTTGTATTTATGAACTGCAAACAATAGTAAACGGAGCATAATGGCATACGGAGTATACAAAAATACAGAAGAATTTGAAGAGCAGTTGGCACAATACACTGGTTCTAAATATGCAGTAACATTAGATAATATGAGTAACGGTTTATTCCTTGCTTTATATTATGAGAAGCATGTTAATAAAAGTATAGATACTGATACTATTACGATACCTAATAGAACTTACCCATCAGTGCCTTGTGAAATAATTCATGCAGGTTTAAAGGTAGGATGGGATAAAAAACACTCACAAGTTTTTAAAGGTAAATTAACTGGTGCATATCAATTAAAAGGATCCAATGTTTGGGATTCAGCATTAACATTTACAGCTGATATGTATAAACCCGGTACACATATGTGTATATCATTTACTGGCCCTTATAAACATTTTAAATTATCTAAAGGCGGTGCTATACTAACTGATAGCTTAGCGGCATACCATTGGTTTAAGAGAGCAAGATATTCAGGCCGAAGAGAGTGTTCTTATCATGATGATAATTTTGATATGATTGGATGGAATTTTTATATGATGCCAGAATTAGCAGCAAGAGGATTATTGCTAATGAACCAATTTTATAACCAGGACGGTACTAAAAAGCACCAAGAGGATTTGTCGTTACCTTATCCTGATTTATCAAAATTTAAAATATACGAAAAATGAGAGAAGAATTTTTAAAAAAATTAATTAAGGCATTTCCTAATTATATGGAGCTAGGAGCTGCTGTGCATAAATATCATACACTTATCCAGGATGGGATGAGTACAAACCAAGTAGAAGAATATATCTTACATAAAACTTTCAAAGTTCTTTAATACTTGTTATAATTATATTAAATAACACATTATGAAAAAAACAGGAAGACATACATTTGTCATAGATGGAAACTATTTTCTATTTAGAACATTATACGTAATTCCACAAAGATCAAAAAAGGCAGGTCTATTAGGAACAGAAGAAGATGTACAGGCCTTTGTTAAAAAATTGGCAACTGACTTTGCATATCAGATCAGGTTATTTGAAGGTCTTATTGATAAGGTTGTTTGGACAGTAGATTCAAGATCATGGAGAAAGGACTTTTACCCAGAGGCAGAATATAAAGGTAATCGTAAACAAAATGATTCTCTTAACTGGGAGAACTTTTCAAAGGCAACAGCCGACTTTATTTCTATCTTATCTAAGCAAGGTGTTATTGTTTCTAAAATTGACGGTGCTGAAGGTGATGATTTAATGTATGCATGGAATACTGAATGTCTCGCAAATGACAAATCAGTTATTATGTTTACTGGAGATAGAGATTTAGTTCAATTAGTAGATAAGAGTAAAAGTAATCATACTCATACTATTCTATTTTCACCAGCTCATAAAAAATTATATACTTACCAAGGTTTTTCTGAATGGATGGATTCTCAAACTGAAGAAGAACAATCTGATGACATATTTGATGTACTAAAAACTTCTGTATCACCAGAGAATCAGGCTAAAAAATTACTTAAGGCATTAGTCGCAAAGAAAAAGGTTTCTATTATAGAAGTTGATCCTGAAGACTTCCGTTTCCGTAAGGTACTTACCGGGGATGCTGGTGATAATGTACCACCTGCCTACTATTATAAAAAAGGTAATAGGAGATACGGTATTAGTGAAAACAAGGCAACCGCTATCATTGCTGAGTTCAAAGAAAAACATGGTCACTTATCTCATATGTATCTTTATAATGATGAGTATATTACTGACCTTGCAAATATGACTGTAAGAGTTATGAATGCAAAACATATGAGCAGAGAACAGATTATTTCTAATCTTAAATCTAATGTCAATCTTATGGTTCTTGCTGCTGAATCTATACCAGAAGGTATCCTAGACGAAATGTTTAAATCAGTTGAATCTAAAATGAATTTAAAAGGCTTACAACTAAAAACTATTTCTACAATGAAATCTATTTTGGAGAATACTGAATATGCAAAAGAGACTGATAGTTCATTTAAAGCTTCATTCTTTAAAGATGATGATAATGATTCCGACGATATGTCTTTTATAAAAGGTGGTAAAAAACAAGATAAGATTTTTTAAACCTTTTGCTTTTTCTTCATATAAATATAAAATAACACAATGAAATTATTTGACTATATAAAAGTACTTTTTGGTAAAGATGTTAATTGGGATAATGTATCTAATTATGATAAATCTAAAAATTCATTTATGACTAACAGGTTTATGAGTATTAAATTCCCTATTCAGGCAAATTTATTTAATACATTAAAAATCGATCCAGTTGGCCAAGCTGAAGCATGGCGATTAGTTTCATCTAAATTTAATAGAGTACCTGGATTTATTTACACTAAAGTAAAAAAGTCACCAAAACAAAAAGCTAAAGAATGGAATCCTAATCCTAGAGCAAAAGAGATGTATATGAAATTTAATGAAATAGGAGAAAGAGAATATAGGGAAGCAATCAAACTTAACCCACAATTAATTCAGACATCCATTGATAAGTTAGAAAAACAAATGGGTAATGATGTTAATTGATGAACAGTTTGAATTAGGGATACCTACGCATATTAAATTTACTCTTTTTAAATATGATTACTTTGATAGTATTATTATTACCAGAGTAAAAAGAGAATGTAAAAATCTTTCTAATGTAGATGGAGAATTTACAATTAATGCTGCATCGTTTATAAATGCAATAAAAACTAGTAAAAGAGTAAGATCTCAAATACAAAAGTCTACTGAATCTGGCTTTAATCCTAATATAAAACCAAACTCTGTTTATTTTATATGGTCAATATTTAATAGACTTACTAATATTGAATTTATAACTTTTTCTATAAGTGATGATAAAAAATATTCCAGGCTAGTCAGAACCGATGCAGGTAAACAAATAGTAAGTTTTCATTTTAGTATCTTAGAAGGGATGTTTGACCTTACAAAACTAATGTCTCGTGAAGAACTTGATATTTTTAATAAAACTCTAATAGATTTTAAAATTCTTAAAAATAGATATCTTGAAAGAAAGCCTTATTTTTATATGAAGGCTACTGCTATTATTGATATTTTAACTTCAATGGATATTGAAGGAAAACTAAGTACCTTCGGTTTTTTGGATAGGATTGATCCAAAGCTAGAAGAAGACGATCCTGTCTTAGTTGTAAAGACAGACTATACTCCATATTAGTAGCTGAATATATAAACAAATAATGTTTGTATATGAAATCTTTTCTTAAACGATGCTGTGAATCAAAACGTGAATGTGTTACTTACTTAGTAGTATTTTTATGGGTAGCTGTAGGTATTACTGCTACATACTTTAATACTGACTTTACTCAACTAGCTGGATATTTTATTTCTTTGACTGGTTTTGTTGCTTCATACATATTTGGCGAAAGCATGAGACCTAGTGACGATAGTTCAATTTTCATGAAAGGTAAAAATAGCAAAAGAGAAAATCTAATGTATATTACGATTGCTTTATGGACTATCATAGGAGTATGGGTAATCGTTAAGAACGCTGACCTTATGGGTGCGGCTGCATACTTTGCTGCATTAACACCTTTTGTAGGTTCTTATATAATTGGAGAAACTTTTAAAAAGGAAGGTAATTCAAAAGGTTCATACGAACAAATAAATTCTTAATCGATGGCAGTTAACGGAACAAAAACGGATGCTAATGGTGATGCTATATTAATTAGCTTACAAGAACCTTATAAAGACGTAGTAGAAGTATTAGGGTATACTGATGTTACAAAAGGTGAAAGTACAGGTACCTATTATAAAAAACAATTTAGATGGGGAACAGATGGTGTAACATATTCTGATTATATTGATCTTACTAATGCAAATTTAGAAGCTTTGTTATTAAATCCAGCAAAACCTTTTTGGATTCAATACCGCTATGAACAGGTTGGTGATGGTATAATGGAATTTGAATCTATTGCATTAGAATTAGTAACTGATGGTGGCGTGATTTGTAGAATACCTCAAGTAGAGTGTGGAGCTGAAGGTTGTATAGGTGTACCTAATCTCGTAGTTGATTGTTGTGGTGATACATGGAATCCTTATGATTTATCTAGAGCTTCATCAATGTATAATCAGCTTTCTGCCATTACTTCTAATATGTTTGGTTTTTGTGTTGATTATTTTAAAACTAAAGCTGACCAAAGAAGTAGAGATGTTATCCTTAAAGAATATTCATTATTTGATGTTATTAAGGAAGGTGAAGTAAAAATACTAATTCCTGATAACGAATTACCAACAAGGGAAATTCAATTTAATCCAATGATGATGGATTTTCCTGTTCAGTTTGAAATACATATTGTTAAATCTGCATTTGAGGCAATCTTTGGACTAGGTTCAAAACCAGAGATGCGTGACTATTTATATTTTAAAGATTATATGAATAGAATGTATGAAGTTGATGCAATTGCAGAGGCTGATGATTTTTTATATAGTGGATCTTATTGGAGAGTAAGCCTTGTTCCATATCAACAAAGGACGGCTGTTGGGTATGAGAATACTACAGCAGGAATACAGGCTGATGTTAATACACAAGCTTTAATATCTGATGTAGAAGATAAGTTTAGAGTAGAGAGAGAAAATGAATTCAGAGATGTTAGAAAAAATAATCAATACAATACAATAGGAACATTAAGTAATGATTATATTAGAAGGTCTTTAAATAAAAGGCTAATTATAAAAGAAGAAAATGTTTACAATCATTGGACTATTATTTCTAAATATCACTATGAATTATCAACAGTAGGAATTGGTAATCAAGCAATAAAGTATAGATACAACGAAGGTTGGGGTAAAGAAGAAGATAGAGCATTTACGTTTTGGGCAAGACCTAAATTTAAAAACACAAAACAAACTAATGTACTTATACTTTCTATAGTTAATAAAAATGGAAATGTACAATTTAATACTGGTGGTTTACCAACATTTGGTAATGCAGTATCGGTCGGTGACTGGATTAGTATTAGAGGAACACAATCATATAATGGAATTGCAAAGATTATTGAAATTGTAGGGGATTCTATTATTATTGATGAAACTTATGTAGATGATATACTTGTCACAGGCTCACCTAGTTTTAACAAGGAAGAGAGTAATAATTTTATAGTATATGAAAACAATTTATTACCTCCTACACAGGATGTATCATTTACCTATCTTCATAATTGGTTTATTATGAAAATTAATAACACTTATTATAAATGGAAATTAGTTTCTCCATTTCTAAATAATAAATGGTATGCATTTGTAGTTAATTTAAATGCAACCGCTAGGCAATTAGGTTTATTTGTTTATAATACATTAGAAGATGCATCTCAACCTAATCCTGAATTTACAGCAGAATTAGATTTGCAATTTAACGAAACAAAAACTTACACACCAGTTGATGTAGCTAATGATCTTGAATGGAAACTGTTAGGGTGCTCTATGGATATAACAAATATAAGAATTTGGAAAAAACCTATAGAAGAAGAATTACAGTCATTAGTACTTAGTCAGTATGTAGTTAAAGATACACATTTAACTTTATTGCTAGATAATGCATCACCAGAATTAATGCTACAAGATGTAACGGATGCCAGATAACCTGGAATATATATTACAAATAACTTATTAATGGAAGATAACTCAAAAGATAAATTTAGAGATAGTATCGGAGATTTACTCAATGATTTACCAGATGAAGTACCTGGTTTAGATGAAACTCCAGAATTGTCAAGAGTAAAGATTGAAAGTACACAAGCAGTTGCTTTAACAAAGGCTAAAGGAAAGGCTAAAAAAGTAATGTCTAGTTTACTTAAGTTTTATTTAAGCGAAGAAATCATTGCAGAGCATGAATATATTCAAGCAAAATCTAATTTAGATGAGTATGCATTAGGTATGCTTATTAGACAAATGGAGAACAGTGAAATTGCAATATCTCAATTAATGGATATTATTAATGAAGGTGATGTATCCCCAAGAATGTTTGAAGTACTTAGTGATTTACAAAGAACTTTATTAGACATTATTAAAAGTCAAACTATGTACATGGTTGCTATTGAAGAAAATGCCAAAAAGACTTCTAGAGATATTGATGTTTATCATGGTAATTCAGATAGTAGTAATAATAAAAAACAAAGCGGAGTTAAGTCAAGAGGTACTAAAGATTTAATGAGAGCATTACAAGAAACAATTAACGAAGAAGATATACAAGATGTCGATAGCGATGAAAATGAAGAATAGTTATATTCTCACACAAGAAGTAATAAACCCAGAGAGAAAAACTGATAGTGGCTTAATACTCCCTGATGAAAAATATAATAGGATAGCTTTAGTAATTGAAGCAGCCGATGACCTTGAAGTAAAGAAAGGTGATAAAATAGTAAAAACAATAGGTAAGGGTACTGAGTATACATTTGATGGAGATAAGTTTGAAATCCTTCATATAAATCATGTTCTTGCCGTAATAGAAGAAAATGGCACAGAAACCACAAGCACCTAGTGCAGGATTTGATTTTAACGTTGGTAAGGCTAAGCAAGCATTTTCATGGTCAAGTGAAAGCGTAGAGCAATTAATGTTTGCGATAGAAGAAGGTTATAAACCTGCATCTACTCCATTCTATGAAGGTAATCCTAATTTAAGAAAAGGTAATATTGTATTTAATTATACATCTGAGGAAATAAAAGAAATTAAGAAGTGTGCAAAAGATATTGTATACTTTGCAAATACATATTGTACTGTAATGACCGATCATGGTTTACAGACAATTAATTTAAGACCTTACCAAGAAGAGATGTTAAGGCAATTCCAAGCCGAAAGGTTTAATGTATGTTTAGCAAGTAGGCAAGTAGGTAAAACTATTTGTTCATCTATTTTTATTGCTTGGTATTCATTATTTAATTTTGATAAGAATTCTTTAATACTTTCAAATAAAGGGGCAACTACAAGAGAAATCATTGATAAGGGTAAAACTATATTAGAACATTTACCTTTCTTTTTAAAACCAGGAACTCTTAAATGGGATGTATTTAATTCTAAGTTTGATAATGGCTGTAGAATAATTGGTCAGACTACTACAAAGAAAGCAGCAATTGGTTTTACTATTCATTTATTATTTATGGATGAGTTTGCGCATATACCTGCAAACTTTGTTGATACCTTTTATGAAAATGTTTATCCTACTGTATCTGCATCTTCAAACTCTAAAGTTATTATAACAAGTACGCCAAATGGTTTTAATAAATTCTATGACATATATACTGCTGCTGATAAAGGGTTAAGTGAATATACACCATTTAGAGTTGATTGGTGGGATGTACCTGGAAGAGATGATGCATGGATGAAGCAAGAAGTTGCTAACTTAGGAAGCGATGAGGCATTCAATAGACAATATGGAAATCAGTTTATAGCAGGATCATCATTACTATTAGGAGCTGATAGCCTTAAAAAATTAACAACCAACCAAATAGATTTTGTACATAGAGAGATGATTGCATTTGAAGATGAACAGGTAGATTATGCTGGTTTATTATGGGATCCTGAATTTAATTTGGATGATGCTGAAGAGGATGATAATTACTGGTGTTTTTCTGTAGATATTGCCGAAGGTACTGGTGGTGATTATTCTATTATAAATATCTTTAAGATAGAGCTCATGGATGAAGCCGATTGGAAAAAAGTAACATCACCAGGTAGCTTTATTGATTTTTATAGAATTAGACAAATAGGAAGATTTAGAAGTAACGAGCATACTATCGAAGAATTTGCAAAATCTCTTTATATTTTAGCATATGATGTTTTTTACTCTGAAAACGTAAAATTAATTATAGAATGGAATTTATTTGGTGGTGAGCTAATAAAAAGGCTGGAAACTGTATTTCCACAAAGAAATGATTTTGATGAAGAATCGGTTGTTAAATTTAAACATCGAATAGATGCAAAAACAAAACAATTTGGGCTAAAGGTTAAAAAGGATAACAAACCTATTTTCTGCCAGAACTTTAAAAAATATATTACCCAAAATAAAATTGTAATAAAAGATAAGCAAACTGTTTATGAAGCAGCAACATTTGGAAAATTACCGAATGGTACATATGCCGGTCAATTAGGTCATGATGATTTAATAATGACATGTATAAATAGTTCTGAATTCTTTTTTACTTTGGATTTTTCAGACTTTGCTGAAGAGATACATGATGTTGCTGAGCAAAGTGTTCAGGATAAAATTGATGGCATCTTAGAACAGGATGCTAAAGGTGGGCAATTGAATTTTGATATCTACGACCTGGTATAAAAAGTTATAGGTTAGTGGATATATAAAAAAAGCAAATAAAAAAAAATAATATAAGATGGCACTAGATCCGAAAATAGCTTCGATTAAAGCTTCAGGAACCTACAGATTTGAATTTGACAAATCACAAGTAGTTAGTATTCCTGCTAATCAAACTAGATTAATTGTTGGTTTCTCCAAAACGGGACCTTTCAATACTCCGGTATTTGTACCTGACACTGCATTCTTTAAACAAGTTTACGGTGACATTGACAGAAACCTAGAAAGAAAGGACTCATATTTCCACAGAAGCTGTTTAGCAGCATTGGAAAGAGGACCGATTCTTGCACTTAATCTATTAAACTTAACTGCTGCCGATAAGGTAGAGTATATTAAATTTGGTACAGCATCAACTCCTGAGGTTCAGGATAATGAAGGTGCAATGGCCGAATACCAATTAATGTATAACAGAGATAAATTCTTTTATCCTGATACTGATTCATTCTTGGATAATGTAGGGGCAGATAAACTGGCCTTTAATTCAGGAACAACTAATGATTTATTAGATTTTACAAATTTAGGACAAAATCCTATTTCAGTTATTGTAAGAAAAGCATCCAATGCAAATTCAACAGGATTTAATGTAACTGCTGAAGAATGGTATGGTGCTGCAAATGTACCTGGTTATTTAGATAAAGATAGTTTAGTATCTGACTTCTTAGTTGATGTCTTTGTAATAGATGGAAACTTTGGTGGAGACTTTGGTTCTCCTACACCTTATGAAAGGTTCGTAGCAGATCCAATTTACCAAACATACTTTGATAAAGTTCAAGGTTTAAAGAGAAGGTTATTTGATTCAGATTCTACTGATACAAAACTTGCTGAATTTTTTAATGAAAGTGAAGTTAACCTTATTGCAACTTATACTGCATCTTTACTTCCTAACTTTACAGATTTATTAGGTAATAACCTTTTCGTAGAAAAAGTTATAAATGCTGACACTGCATCAACTGGATTATTTGTAGCTGTGAATGAAGATTTATTTGACGGTGATACATTACTTGACGGTGTTCAAGGTGGTATTGATTTAATCGGTCACAATATTGAATACACTCAGGCTACTTCAATACAAGATGATGTTAGATTCTTATCATATAGTGGATCAATCGTTTCAGATGTAAGTTATAATGGAACTGGAACTGCAGCAACTGAAGTTACTCAAACAACTGAATTACTATCTGTTACTGAGATAACTTCTGGTGATGTACAAATACAAGTACAGGGTGCTGAAGGTGATGCTTTATATGACGCATTTGCTGCAATGACGGCAAATAGTTCAACAGCAGTAGGTACTTATATACTAACTGCAACAGGGACTGCGTTTGTTCCGGTTATTTCTGCTCAAGTTGTAGGTGGAACTGTAACAGTTACATTATCGGCAGCCGGTGGAATTACTTCTGCTGATTTTGCAAGTGGACCAGGAGCAGTATACAAATACATCAATGAAGGTGATTTTGGATTTGTTACTGACCAAGTACCAGATAATGATAATGCAAGTTCAAATATCATAGGTGGATATGGTTCTATATTATATAGCCAATTCACAAATGGTACTCTTACTGATGGTGATGAAGCAGTATATGAAATAACTCTAGGAGGTATAACAACTCAGTATACATCTTACTTAGTATTTAATGCTGTTAATTATCCTGCTATTCATACTGCTAATCCAACAACTGCAGCAACAACAATTCCTATTTCGGATCCAAATTATTATTTACCATCCGTTGCCGTAACACCTTATGAGGAAGATGATTTTAATAATGTTACACCACATGGACAATTTAATTTAGGTGGAGTTGATGGACAGTTTTTAAATTCTGTTCCTGTTGCATATCCATTCGGTGTATTTGGAATACAAACACTTAAAGGTGCAATGAACAGATCTATAGATATTATATCTGATTCATTAACTGAAACAGGTTTAAAGCCTAACCAAGTATTAATATCATCTAATGATCCTGATGCATCCACAGTTACAGTAGGAAATTACTTAGTACATTTTGAAGGAACTATTGATATACCACATTCAAGGTTAACAAGAATAAATGCTGTTCAAGGTGGATTAACTAACGCTGAATTTAGCACTATCCCTGTTGGGGAAACTGCACTGTTAGTAACTTGCCAAAGTGAAATAGATACTTATGCCGCTGGCGGAGTAACAAAGGTTGAATTATATTTTCCAATTGATAGATGGATTGATTATCTAAACGTATTTACCTTAGATGGTTTTAAATTAGATAGCACAAGACATGTACCTAACGGAACTAATGATAGACAAGTTGAAATCTTAAACGGTACTTTAAATGGAACTAATTTATTTAAAGCATTAACTGATAGAGATGTAATTAACTTTAGATATATTGTAGATACATTCGGAAACGGTATTGAAAGTGGATCTAAAGCGATATACACAGTGTTAGCTTCTACTAGAAAGAATGCATTCGCAATATTAAATGCTCCATCGGCTAAAGATTTTAAACGTAATCTTGATCCATCATTTAAAGATCTTACTGGAAGTTTATCATCTAGATTTATTTCTACTGGTGGTGATCTTGCATTAAATCCTACTGTTAGATACTCATTACCATCTCAAACCCAAGGTGCGAGTTGGGGAGCATTCTATTATCCTTTCATTACTGTTAGGGATTTAGGTAGAAATATAAATGTTGTACCAGCTGCATACGTTTCAAATAACTTTATTGCAAAATATGAAAACGCTTTACCATGGTCATTAGTTGCCGGAGTTCGTAGAGGTGTTGTAGGTGGAGCAGGAGTTGTAGGATTAGAAGTTAATCTTGGAAAAGAGGACAGAGAATACTTAGAACCATTTGGATTAAATCCGATTGTATTCCAAAGTGGAACTGGACCAACAATCTTTGCAAATAAAACTGCACAGCAGACTACAAAATCTGCATTAAGTTCTATTAACTGTAGAGAGGTTGTAATTTACATCCAAGATGGTATTGAAGCAATTCTGAAAAACTATCTATTCGAATTTAATACGGCGCAAACAAGATTGGAGATTAAAACACTTGCTGATAATTTCTTAGCAACTGTTCAAAACGATGATGGTGTTTACGATTACAAAAACGTGATGGATGAAACTAATAATACTCCAGAAGTTATTGATCAAAATGTCGGTATCCTAGATACTTATATTGAACCAGTAAGAGGAATGGAAATTCTCGTACAGAGAACTACAATTCTTAAGACAGGTGCAATTGCATCAGGAAACTTCCAATAAGAGGAAACTAAATAAGAATATATAAAAAAAATAAAATAAACTATGCCACTACCACATTATACCCAATCAAGGGCCAGTAGCCAAAGGTACGAACCTATTCAGCCTAACCTATTCGAGGTGACTGTATTTTCACCACTAGGAGATGATACGGGTTTAATCTTGGAGCAAGTTAAAACTATCGGAGGTTTAAATAACTTAAACCCTGCTGTAGATGCAATAGGACAGAAATATAAATTTGCTGACCGTTCATTTGCAAGTATGCCAGGTCAAACATTTATGGATCTGACTGTTAACTTTAGTCTTAACTTAAACGAAGCTAATGAAAACTACATTTACAATACATTCCGTAATTGGTACAAAATAATCTATGATCCATTAACTGGTGAAATGGGATTAAAGAAAGACTATGTTGGAAGTATGATCATTGTACAATATAACAGAGCAGGTGATATCTTTAGAAAGATTACTTGTAAAGATGTATTCCCTACAGGTCAACCTGATTTTGTAGATGAATTAAGCTATGAAACTCCAGACGCAGTTGATTTAACAATGACTTATCGTTGTGATCACTGGGTTGAAGAAAATGTTGGAGCTGCATAATAGCTTTTTAAATATTTTAGAAAAACTGGCTTTAGGGCCAGTTTTTTTGTTTGTACTTTGATATATATTATAAATTATATAATCTAAACATATGACAATCTTTAAAGTAGTAAATGAAACTGATGGAAAGGTTTATGTAGGTTATTCAGTTAATGATAATCCTAATAACTTAGGGGCAGGTAAATATATCAAAAGAGCCGTTAAAGATTTTGGAACAAAGTCTTTTCAAAAAACTGTTCTTGAAGAATTTGAATCTGAAGAATCATTAAGCCATATAATGGAAAGGCTAGAATTTTGGATAAAAAATTATAAAGCTGATAATCCTAAATATGGATATAATGAAAGCGTACAAGAATTAATTCCACAAAAAAAGAGACTTACTAAAAAACTACAAGTTCTCTTAACACCAGAAGATGAGGATAATTTAAATGCAATTATTATCGAAAAATCAATGGAAAACAAAACAAAACCACTACCTGTGTCTAAGTACGTAAGACAGTTAATAGTAGAACACATAGTAGAGGAAACATCACCAGAAAAACAATTAATAAAAATTAAATAATTATGAGCAGTCACGAAGACAATATTAAAAAAGAGTTTGAAGCAGCAGAAGGTATAGTAGATACTAATGCCGAAGTAAAAACTAACCAAGATGGCAAGATAACACAGTTAGGAACTGTAGATACTAGTAGAGGTTCTGGTGTAACATCAATAGATGATCCAGAAATACAAAGAATACAATCATTAACTGGTTATATTAAATTAGATTTAGCAAACTTTCCTTCAGGTGGACAGTTTTACAGAGAAGATTTTGAAATTCATATTAGATCTGCAAGGGTTGGTGAAATTAGAGAATTCTCAACAGTAGATGAAGAAAACATTTTAGATGTAGATGAAAAGCTAAACTCACTTCTAGTGAACTGTACAAAAATTATGTATGGTAACCAAAGGGGATCTTATAGAGATGTTTTAGAAGAGGATAGAATATATCTAATCCTATCTATTAGAGAGTTAACTTTTAAGGAGGGTGAAAATAAACTGATGATGCCTGTTGGTAGAAAGAAATGTAAAACAGGAACTTGTAAATCACAAGAATCAGTTGAACTTAAAACTAACAATCTTCAATTTAATGAACAGGATGAATTAATAGAAAAATATTATGATTATGAAAATAAATGTTTTACTGTCCCAACAAAGAGTCATGGTGAATTAATTATTGCCCCACCGACTATTGGAGTAATGAGAGCCATTACTGATTGGATACGAAAAAGAGAAGAAGGAAATTTACCTTGGGATAAATCCTCATTAAGTATTTTGCCTTATATTCAAAGAGAATGGCGAGGATTTAATGATAAAGAAATATTTTCTGCAATTACAAGTTTCCAAGGGTGGGATGCTAGTAAATTTTCAATTGTTTATAGATTAGTAGAAAAAGCAAAAATTGGAGTTAAGCCTGAGTTTAACTATCCATGTGAAAGCTGTGGTGAGGAGGTCACAGTTCCGCTCACGTTTCCCGGCGGGATCAAAGCTCTCTTTATTATTCAAGATATCTCTTCTGAACTTTTATAAAGTACGAGTATTATTATTAGAAAAGTTGCATCTCCAGCCATCAGAGCTGGATTTGCTTCCTTTCTATGAGTATGAATATACTTTAGAAATGTTTAATGAGATTCTTAAGGATCGTAATGACGAGGAAAAACAGAATACTCAATCTTATTCGGATAAATATAATACGGACAGCATGTCTAAGTCTATGAACAAACAGATGAGTTCTTTTAAAGCACCATCTATGCCTAAGATAAGCATGCCGAAGTTTTAAATAAATATATTGAATGGCAACTGTAACTCTTAAAGATTTAATGAGTCCTCTATCTAAAATAGAGGCTTATGCTAATGAAACTTCTGAAACTGTTAAAAGAATTGAAGAATTTTTAGTTCAAGGCATGGATTCAAATAAGGGTTCTAATATGTCTGATAAGTATTTTGAAAAACTGTGCGATGTTTTAACTAATGGGCTTAATGCAAAAGAAATTTCTAATTCTATTGCCAAACAAATAGCTTCTTTAAATGAAAAGCAGCTTGAAATTTTAACTGAAGGATTTAATCCAAAGCAAGCCGAAGACAGTAAAAAGAATACTAAAAAGGCAAATGATGTTTTAAGTGAGGTTCTTGATATAGATAAAAATATCAGTGAAAATACCTCCCTGATAGCTGCCCTGAATGAAAAGCAGCTTAAGGAATTAAGTCGTATCTCCACACAATTATTATCACAAACAAGAGCAATCTACCGTACTGCCGACAATACTGATAGTTGGTTAGGCGGAGCATTAAGACAATATATCTTAGCACGACAGAGTGGTAAGAAATTAGATCAAATTGCAAAAAATACTCAATCGGCAATAGCCGCTACTAAAGGCCCAACCCCAAAGGTAAAAGAAAAGCCTGAAAAGATGAAGAAGAGCAATGTAGGATCTCGTCTAAAGGATTTAGGTATGGGTGCGCTACTAACAGCTAAAGCAATGATGCGGTGGATTTTTGTTCCGCCAAAGGTATTGAAAAAATTTAATTTATTTGTAGTAGATACACTTAGTGCATTTGAAAATGTCAAACCTAAAAAAGTAAAAGCAGGAGCAGAGGCTGTAGCGGTTGTATCAGGAGCTGCTATGGTATCAGGTAAAGCAATGATGCTTTGGATGTTTGTACCTATGTCGGCTGTTAATAAATTTACAAAGTATATAACAAAATTAAGTAAATCTCTAGCAAAAACTCAACCTAAGAAAATGAAAAAGGGTGCTAAGGCATTAGGTTTAATGGGAGATTCTATAATGAAATTTGCTAAAGCATTAGCCTTATCTGCAATTTTACTTATACCTGGTATGATAGCAATACCATTCTTAATACTATCAATGACAGTTGTTGGTGGTGCTGTTGCTTTATTAGGCGGTAAGAAAATGTCTCAGCGGATTAGAAGAGGTGCAAAAGCCTTGGATAGAGTAGGTGATGCTATAAAATCTTTTGCAATCGGACTAGCTTTATTTGCTTTAACTACAATGTTTATAATAATGAAGCCGGCTGTTATTGGTGGTATGATTGGTTCATTATTATTAATACCTGGTGCTGTTGCTATATTAGGCGGTAAGAGAATGTCTAAAAGAATCAGAAGAGGTGCACGTGGGTTATTCCTTGTAGGTTTAGCATTAATACCTTTTGCTTTAGGTTTAGCAATCTTTTCAATGGCTACGAAAGGAATGGAAATTGGGGATGTTCTTATACAAGGTGCTGTAATACTAGCAGTAGGTGGTGCCGCTGCATTAGTTGGTAAATTTGGAATGAAGAATATTTTAATGGGTGCTTTGGCTCTGGTAACAAACGGATTAGCATTATGGGTATTCAGTATGGGTTATACTCCATTTGAAAAATCTACAAGAGGATTAGGTATAGGCGATGTAGGGGTACAGGCTGCAATATTAGTTGCTGTTGGTGGAATTATGGCATTAGCAGGATTGGCGGTTGCTGCCACTGGCGGTACTGCTTTATTAGGTCCTCTTATGTATGCTGCCGCAGGTTTAGCATTACAAGAATTGGCACCAGGTTTACAGATGATGAAAAAGGTAGACTTTACCAAAACCGATGCTGAAAACTTATCTTTTACATTAGGTGCAGTGGCTGCTGCATTCTCAGGTGTAGAACCTGAAGCAGGATTCTTAAAGAATGTTGGTAATGTATTTAGTAGAATAGGACAGAGTATTGCCGGAGGTGGAGCCGCTGCAATGTATATAGGCGCAGGAAAGGCGTTACAAGAATTATCGAAAGGTTTAAATGCGTTTAAAGAAATTGACTTTACACAGGAAGATTCAGAAGATCTTGCTGTTGCGTTAGGTTCTGTTAGTGCTGCCTTCGCTCAAGCTGGTGGAGAACCATCAAACCCAGGCGGTTTATTTGGTTTAGTATTTGGATCTACATTTAGCCCTAATGCAACCGAAAGAGGAGTTAAATCAGTAATGAGATCAGGTGATGCACTTACTGAAATTACAAAAGGTCTTCACTCCTTTATGAAACTACAAGAAAAAGGTGCTCAGTTTGGAGAACCTGATAATGATGGAAATTATGAAGAAGGCACTTTAGGTTATGCAATTACAAATACTGTAGGATTTATTAGAACGGCGTTTGCCGCAGTTGCTGGAGAAGGTAATGTTCAGGCAGGTGGATTCTTTAATACTCTATTTGGAATTAAAAAGAATAAAGTAGCAGAAGGTATTGATTCAGTTAGAGGAGTTGGTAAAAACTTAGATGATATTGCCAATAGTGTAATGAAATTCCAAACAATGATAGAAAAAGGTATTAAGTTTGGAGAACCTGATGGTGATGGAAATTATGAAGAAGGTACCCTAGGTTATGCAATTGTAAATACTATAGGATTTATTCGTACTGCTTTTGCTGCCGTTGCTGATGAAGGTAATGTTGAGGCAGGTGGATTCTTTAATTCCTTATTTGGTGTTAAAAAGAATAAAGTAGCGGAAGGTGTTGATTCAGTTAGAGGAGTTGGTAAAGATTTAGATTCAATTGCTGATGGTTTACTTAAATTTATTGGATTTACAAAAGATAATATTGATTTTGGTCCAGAAGGTGATTTAGCCAAAGCAGTTGTAGGTTCAATAACATTTATAAGCGATGCATTTGCTGCAGTCGCAGGTGAGGAAACTGAGGATAGTGCATTATTTGGTCTAATTACATGGAATGAAAATAATGTAGAAAAAGGTGTTTCGGCTGTAAAGGGTGTAGGTAAAGATTTGGAAGGTATTGCTAGCGGATTAGAAACTTTCCAAAAGATGGTAAAAGATAAAGTTGATTTTAAACCAAAGGGAGAATTGGCTACTGCAGTTAAAAATACTTTAACCTTTGTTGGTGATGCGTTTGCTGCAATTGGTTCAAATGAAACAACTGACTCTGCAATGTTTGGTTTAATTTCATGGGATGAGAATAATGTAGAAAAAGGAATTAAAGCAGTAAAAGGCGCAGGTAAGGAACTATCAGGTATTGCTAAAGGTGTAGCTACATTTGCCGGCGTTAAGAACCCTGCTAAGGTAGCAAAAGGTATAGGTACATTATTTAATAGTATTGCTGATGCGTTTACAAAGAATTATATAGACATTGCAATGATGAGACCTGCAATGAATCATTTCTCTGGGTGGATTACTGATTTAGCGGATGCTGCAGATGATGGTAGTTTAGCTAAAGCAGGTACAGATTTAGAAAAAATTGCTGCAGCTATTAATTCTGTCGATCCTTTCAAGGCTGAAGCAATGGCCGGATTATTTAATGGTGCCGGTGAACTTGGTGAAAATAGAAGAGCATATAATAACTTAGCAAGAGCAGTAGAGGATATCCGAGATTTACTATCAGAAAATAGTGGAGGTGGTGAGGCTGTAACTACTGAAGGTGGAGCTCCTGCCGCTGGATCAACTGGCAAGAGTAATAATAATGCTGCAATGGTAAAACTTAATAGCACTCTTTCACGACTTAATTCTACAATGAGTAGATTACCTTCACAGATTCAAATGATTACATTTGATGCCCCACAATAATTTCTAAAAATCTTAAAACTAAATTACATTTTAGCTATATAAAATTTAACAGAGAGTTAACAGAAAAGTATAGTTATGACAAATGTAAAAAACATAGTTTGGTTTGACTTAGAAACCACAGGAGTAAACACAAGTAGCGATAGAATTATCGAGATCGCAATGATTAAAACTGATTCTGAAGGAAATGAAATAGATTCTTTTCAGTCATTAGTTAATCCCGGCCCAGATGCAGTTATGAGGGAAGAAGCTCAGGACAAGCATGGTATATCACCAGAACAGTTAAAAGATGCACCACAATTTGATTTAATAGCAAAAGAAGTTTTAGACTTTATTGATGATAGTGACTTAGGTGGATATAATGCTCTTTACTTTGATGTACCAATGCTCGTAGAGGAATTTATGAGAAGTGGTATTGCATTCTCGCATCGCCAAAGAGCTGTAGTAGATCCTTTTTTAATTTATTCAAAATATGAACGTAGAGATTTGAGTACTGCATATAAAAAATATACAGGAAAAGATTTAGAAGGCGCTCATAGAGCCGATGTTGATATTCGTGCAACAATGGAAATATTTCAAAAGCAAAAAGAACTTTATGATATGCCTACAACAGCAAAAGAAATTGATGATGTTGTAAATGAATCAAGAAAAGATCAAGTAGACCTTAGCGGTAAATATAAATTTGCTGAAATAAACGGTAAACGAGAAATCGTATTTAACTTTGGTAAAAATAAAGGCAAACCGTTTAAAGAAGTTTATGAAACAGATGCAAGGTATATTCAATGGATTATTGATAAGGGTGAATTCTCAAAAGAGGTAAAAATCATATCTCGTAAACTCTTAGAAAAAATGAGAGCTGAAAATCCTGTTATTTAAATTGTTAATAACTTTTAGAAAAAAGATCTCATTTTATTTTCAATTCCCAATTAAATTGATTATATTTATAATATAATTAAATAACACGGAATATGTCTAAATATCAAGAACTACTACAAAATCCTCCACGGCTAACAGTAAAGAAAGA